CGTCGTACATAAAAATTCTACCGGGGTTAGCATTACTTATCCTGTTGATCAGGACGTGGAATCAATCGCTTCCAAATTGGATGATGCCTGCATAATGGAGGTTTCCGACCTCCCTGAAGACAGGGTTTTCCGTAATTCATGGGAACTCAATGGCGAAAAGGTTTCCGTCAATCTGGATAAAGCCCGGGAGCAATGTCATATTCGCCGCCGAGAAGTCCGAGAGGAAAAGTTCTCGAAGTGGGACGTCAAGATGACCATTCCTTCCGAAGCCACTTATGCGGAAAAACAAAGACAAAAGATAAGGACTAAGTACGCCGAGATTCAAAAGGGCATAGATGCCGCCGAGAATGCATCCGACCTTGGTGTAATTTATACTGAGCTTTAACGCCATGGCTGATACGAAGATAAGAAACCTGCCTGTTACCGGATCATTGGATGACGATGATTGTTTTGTTGTGGCGACTAATTCGACTACCGATACATGTAGTATCAAGTGGAGCGATATGGCTTCAGAGATAGGCCTTTTAAATCAAATTACATCTCTAGAGGCTAGGCTATCAACCCCCGTTCTTAAGTGCAGATTTGTGGCAAAATTTTTCGGCAATAATGGATTTCAATATAATTTAAATTCATTAGTGCCTAATTATTCTTCAAGTGATATAGTTAAGGTCCTAATAGATAAAGGCACCTCCTACTTGAAGGGCAATGCTAATGAGAACCCTACAATTCATAATTTGCCTGAGACTAATCCTAATGCGACTTATCCGTGGACATTGGTTGGTTATTCCGTTTATGAATATAAGCGTTACGGGGGAATTCTTTATACTGGGGGAGACAGTAGTAACGGCGCCAAGGAGTGCGGAATAGTCGAGGTTTGGGGAGCGATATAACAAATGGCCAATAAACGCATAAAAGATCTTTCCGACACGGCGACCTCAATGGACGCCGGGGATTACTTGGTGGTGGATGCCGCCGATGACAAGACAAAGAAGATATTGTGGTCTGATCTTTCTTCGGGGCTCTCCGGTGGCGGCTCCTCTACCGGAGCAGGAGAATTCTTGGGAAGGGTGGATTTTAATTCTGGTGGTAGTGGGAATAACTGGACCCATACGCATATAAATAATGCTGGGCATTCATTGCCGGATCCGGCTGATTTAATACAGCCCACCGCTCATAATAATTTCCCTCAAAATGGTTCTCCTTTGGAGTTCAAGAATGTAACAAATAATACATATGTCATAGAGAATGTCGAGTTTGTCAATAGGCAAATAAATGAAGGCAGGCATTACACAACTATCATTTTGCCTCCAAATACTAAAGTCGGAGTTTATGACGGAACCTATGAGGGTATGTTCAATAATAACACAAATAATACATATGTAACCGCTCACTCTTGGTATATATACCAAGGAGGGGGTAAAGAATACGGCGTTGATTCCATTAAGGTGTTTAATCTTGATTTGCGAACCCTTAATGTTAACAATCTTGGAGTTGCGGTTGAAGCGGACTATAACGTAATTAATGGTATTAATTTTCCGTTAGAATTGCCTCATGATGGTTTTTTTATAGAAGGCACAGCTATTTAGGATTAATATTTTGAAATATTTACTTGGTTTTTTAATATAACCATATGCAGTTTATTACAATTTGGGGAGCGAAGAGAAGAATCCCCAAGGTAAATAAGTATTTAATAGACTGGGAGAAGCCCAGCAGAAGCATTCTCCAGAAAAACGCAAAGGATTTTCTGTATTCATATTGGAAAAACCATGCCGTCTTCGAGGAGTTTCCCGTGGCAGGCACGAAGATGACCTTGGATTTCTATAACGCCACCAAGAAAATAGCGGTAGAAGTTCAAGGGAGACAGCACCATAAATACGTCCCTTACTTCCACGGCAAGAGAAAGATGGGTTATTTAAATCAGGTTAAGCGGGACTTAGACAAGAAGAAATATTGTGAGATGAATGATGTTTTGCTGGTGGAGATACTAGAGGGGGATAATTTAACTAAAGATTTGTTTAAAAAACTAGGAATGGACATATAATAGTGTAATACAAAGCATGAAAGAATTCGATCCAGACAATCTTCCTGATTTTACGATACCGGAGACCTTCTTGAATCAACTTTATGAATTCACAGGGGGAGAAGACATTGGAAAAGGATTTATATTAAGCTTCGTTGATGATTCGGGGAGAGCTTTGGTCTTCAATAATAGTAGTAGTCAAATAGTTGACATGGGATTAAGAAAGGCTTTGGAGAAATACCTCGTACAGATTGAAGAGCAGGAAAATTCTATGAACAACATGGATGGGCTGGACGAAATCGAGTAATAAAAACTTGACCTTTCCGCTTGTTTCTGTTTTCATAGTAAATAATGATTTTCAATTACGAATTAGAACAGCATTTCTTAGCTTCATTACTAAAACATCAAGAAAAATACCCGGAGATAGCTCCGTTTATTGGGGAAAATGACTTTTATTCAGATGGAACTAGTGTCCATCAAACGATATTCTGTTTATTAAGAAACGCTCTTGAGTCCTGCGATGGTATAGATCATGTGATTTTATCTGAGCGAATTAATTCTCTCGGCATATCTTTTGAAGATAATATAAACGTATCGGATTACCTCAAAGCCCTTTCTATGAGGACGACAACTCCTGAGAGTGTTATTAAATCTGCAAAAGAATTAAAGAAGATTACTGTTAGAAGGGAAATATCTGAAACTTGTCAAACAGTTTCTAAAAAAATGAAAAACATGAATGCCGATTCTAGTTATGAAACTATAGTTTCGGAGGCGGATAAATTATACAACGAACAAATAAGTCTTTACGACTCTTCCGACAACGTTCCTGAAAATCTTTTTGAGACCATGGAGGAATTCGTAGAAGAGAGAGGCAATAATCCTATTTCTGATTTTGGGTATGAGGGCCCTCATGATAGACTTCATCAAATTTACGGTTCTCTATTGAGGCCCGGAGACATAACTGTCATTGTTGCTAGATCAGGAGTAGGTAAGACTACATTTTGCTTGGATTTCGCAACAAAAGTCTCTCAAAAACATAAAAATGTTCCTATTCTTCACTTTGATAACGGAGAAATGAGCAAAGAGGACTTGATGTGTCGTCAATGTGCGTCCTTAAGTCGCGTTCCCATGCACCTAATTGAAACAGGAAACTGGAGAAATGCCGGTAAAGAGGTGTGCAAGCGCGTCAGAGGCGTTTGGCCTAAGGTTCGTGATATGAACCTCCATTATTACAATTGCGGGGGAGATACAGTGGATTCTATGGCAAATTCGATTCGTCGTTTTTATTATTCCAAGGTGGGGAGGGGAAATCCCATGATATTTAGCTTTGATTATATTAAAACCACTTCGGAGAAGGCTGCTTCTTCCAAAGGGGAGTGGCAAATAGTAGGGGAAATGGTGGATAAGTTCAAAAGGTTAATACAAAAAGAGCTTTCTTTTGACAATGGTCCGACTGTCTCCATGATTACAAGTGTGCAGAGCAACAGATATGGAATAACAAACAATAGGAATTCCAGTAATGTGGTAGATGACGAGAGCATAGTGTCGCTTTCAGACAGAATAACCCAGTTCTGTTCTCATATGTTTATCCTAAGGCAAAAAGTCACTGAGGAATTAGTGGAAGATAATAATTTTGGTTCTCATAAATTAATAAATGTAAAGGCGAGGCATTTAGGTCAAGATATTGATGGAGCTATTCAGCCCATTAGAATGGAAGATGGCTCTTTGAAGAAAAATTTTATTAATTTGGATTTTAGTAATTTCGGGATCACTGAAACAGGCGACCTTCGGGATTTATTGGTTCACCGTGGAGTTGGAGACCATCACCCAGAGACAGACCATGACGACGACGTACCAGACTTATTCAGAGATAACAACTGAGGAAATCAAAGAGATTCTTCAGTCTTTAGGCTACAAACTCAATGACAATGGTAGATACTGGAGAACTTCGGCGGTATATAGAGGTGGGGACAACCAAACCTCTTTGCATATCTATAAAGATACAGGATGCTGGAGGGATTATGTTGCTCAGACCCCATTTCTTCCTTTCGAGAAGCTGATTTCCGCCAGTTTAAAAACAAACGATTCTAATGAAATTTCAAAATTTATTAAAAAATACTCTTCAGGAGAGTCGTCTTTCTTTACGGAGCAGGTTAAGAAATTAGAAATGGAAAAAATATATCCCAAATCATATTTAAGCAAACTGCTTCCTCATGATAAGTTTTACAATGAGAAGGGGGTTAGTTCAGAAACCCTTCGTTTCTTCGACGGGGGAATGGCGACTGCTGGACAGATGTACCAAAGGTATGTATTCCCGATCTTCAACGAAGACGGGGAGATACATGGGTTCTCAGGCAGAGATATGACCGACAATTCCTCCGGCAATCGTCCAAAATGGAAACATATAGGCGTTAAAAGCAAATGGATTTACCCTCTTTATTCAGAAAAAGATGGAGAATTTCCAGTTAAAGATGCAATAGAATCCGCAGGAGAAGTAATTTTGGTTGAAAGTCTAGGAGATATGTTGAGATTTCATGAGGCTGGCATTCGAAATGTATTGGTAATATTTGGCCTTGAGGTATCTCCTTCTCTTATTTGTTCTTTGGTTTCCCTTAACGTTAACAACATCATTCTTTCGCTCAACAACGATGACTCCAAGGAAGAAAACACAGGATTAAGAGCGTCCATAAAAAATTATTTAAAATTAATAGGAGGGTTTGATGTTAATAAGTTAAGTATTTGCCTCCCTGTTAAAAATGATTTCGGAGACATGGATGAATCTGATTTTAAGGAATGGCAAGAAAAACGGATTGAGATTGATCAGAAAAAACAACAAGAAAAAATACTTGAGTCTTCGGATCTTTTGCTTAAGTCAGGTTTTCTCCCTGCTTCTTATAAGTCAAAAGTTAATAGGTTAAGAAAATTTATATCTTGATTATGGATATCGCGCTATCAGCTAGTAGAATTAAAACAGCACAGCAATGCAGCTGGGTTTATTGGTGCAAATATAAACTGGGGTTACCGGATAAAAGCAATCTTGGGGCGAAGAAGGGTACTATTTGTCATAATGTTTTTGAATTACTCGGGAACAAAAGACATAAAAAGCACTTTAATCTCATTACTAAGGGAGGGGAGGTTTCTTGCTCTGGAGCGGTGGAGCGTTTAGTTAATACTTACGCAAAAAAGCTTGGCGTAACAGAAAGAGAAGACTTTGAAGACATGGATTCCATGATAGTTAGCGGATTACTTTATGATTTCTTCGGGGAAGATGAGGGCAAACCCACCGAAGCTATTTCGGAAAAATCATTTGATATCAAAGTGGATGATGGAGAAAAAAGATACAGGATAAGAGGATTTATTGATAAATTATTTCTTTATTCAAAAAAACGAAAAGCAATTATTAGGGACTTCAAGTCAAGCAAGCAGGTATTCAAGGGCAAAGAAATAGAAGACAATATGCAAGACTTGATGTATTGTCTCGCGGTTAAACATATATACTCTAAATATAAGAATAGAAAAGCAGAATTTATATTTTTAAAATTTGATCTTGGGAAAAATTTATTTGATGAGCCAGGGAAAGGTATAGTTCAAATGGAATCTCTTTCTGATGATGAACTAGAGGGATTCGAGCATCAATTGACGATGTATCAATCCTATCTAGAAAGCTTTGATGAAGAGGCCGGGAAAAGTAATTATGCGGCAGAACAACATGCTGACAATAGAGGTTACCCTAAGGACGGAACCTTCGGAGGTCGCCTTCAATGCGGGAGGGAAGGCTATAAAAAATCCAAAGGAGAATTTGTCTTAGACAAAAAAGGAGACAAGGTTCCTGCGTATATATGTCAATACAGATTGCCCTTCAAATACTGGGTTATTCTTGGAAAAGATAATAAAGTAAAGAGGTCCGCATACTCAAAGGATGAGCTAAATATTAAAGACGGAGAGTCTTCAGAGGAGAGGTATTATGAGGGTTGTCCTTATTGGATGTCGAAATTAGAGCGAGATGTGTTTGATTTAGTGTAACAAATATATCATGACTGTCATTAATTCAGGCAACGCATTATATAATTACACTCCTCATTTAATTTTAAAGTCTCAAAATGATCCCGGAGGAGTTAATTTAACTTATCTCCCGGATGAAGCTCAGAAATTTGAGGTTTGTTATGATAAGATGGTTGATAGCTATGCTTCGGCAATCGCTGGGTATCCCGTTGTTTGGCCAGATGCCCAATTACTCAGAGACGCCTCATGCACAGATACGAATCACACAGCATGGGGTTACTCCTATTATGGGGATGATAATCAGTTCGGACCGCAAGGACAGTTTAGTGCAGTTGCAATCGAGCACAGACATGATAGGCCTTGGGCTAGTGGTATTTTAGAGGCTAATTATCCGCCAGGGCCTTCCAGTTGGAACGACCCTCCTATTGGCGAGACGTGGCAGAGGCATCACAAAAGCCTTAGGGACGAGATAATAACTCCTCCGACGTGGCATACTTCCCCGCTGCATTTCGAGAAGGATATATTCCAAGGATGTGTAGAATGGAAGGAGAATATTCCTTCGTTTTCTCCGGGGGCTTCAGATGGAGATGGGGGGACTTGGCCGGATCCAAATTATAACGTATATGTAATAGGAGGACCTTTCCAATCTTGCTCGCAATGCGAATGTTATACATCTGAATTATTTCATAAAGATGGTTATGCACAGTCTTTGCCTGGACAAGAGACGGCTTATTTGGATTTTACGGCTGGACAAACAGATAGTTTTGGATCAACTTTTAGTTCTGATTTTTATTTATGGAGGCAGTTATCTATTAGTGGAGACTTTGGGCACCCCGACAGTATGACACCTTGTTCTTATATTTTGGATTTTGGGTCTAGGGCTAGAGATTATCCCAATGCTCCTTGGTTCATCGATGATGATCCAGTTTCTTTTTCTTTTAATAGAAATGGAACATCAGAAAAATCAGATGGTAGTAATTCCAATGATTTGGGATATTGGATTTTCTTCTGGGGAGACTTAACTCTCAATTATGATGGAAATAGTGTTGGTCAAGTCACCTCATTTGTTAGTCCGGCATACTCTAATTTTGCCGGGAATAGTTTTAATATTGATGATACGATTTCTTACGGGAATGGAAGCTCTCAATATTCTTTGAGTTCCCCGTCTTGGACAATCAACAGTTCTCCTGCGGACCCCCCTCTTTCCGATGACTGCTATCATCTTGCGGACTATGCCGCTTACGAGAACAATGGCGATTATATGGGATCTAGCAATTATCTTAATTGCATTTGCCAAATCTCAGCCCAACTAGATGCTGATGATCTTCATAACCCAGGAGCTTGGATCACTTTCGAAACAGCAAGTGATTTTGATTCTGAAGGGACTCAGCATTCTACTAATTTAGGTTCTGTTTTATACAATGGTTATGCTGAAGGGGTTTTATTATGGGATGATAATTTTACGAATGTTCAAGGAGGTTTTTACTGTGGTGATGGTGGAAACCTAAATGGGAGTAAACTAGAATGGGAAGGGTGCCCGAATTCAGACGGCAAATCGTGGTCTTTCAATATTTCAGTTGGAGGATTCAGTGTTGATAGTCCAGCCGTTACTTCCGGGGGCGACCCTTTTTCCGTGGATCATTTAAACATTGATTGGGAAAGTGACCCCAGTTCTCTTACGTGGGATTCCACGAGCCTTAATACGGCATCAATGGAGACAACCCAAGGAATGTACGGAATGTACGGGACTTTAGAATATCAATATTTATTTCAAGATATTTATTTTACCGCTAAAAAAGATTCTCTGCCGGGGACGCAAGGCTCTAGCCTAAGCATATCGGTAACAGAAAACACTGATTCAGATATGGCTTACGATAACGGAGGCTCGAACATTACTATCGAACTCTCCGGAAATGCATCATCCTATAATACGGACCAAATAATGACTCTTCTTGCGAATGCAGGGTTAAATTCTTTTGTAGTTGCTGGGGGCAGTACAGGTACCGATTTCGATGCTAGTGCTTCTCCAATAGTATTCAGGGAAGGTAAGGATCTTCAATACCAATCCACAACAGTAAATTGTTCGCTCAAAAAAGAGTGGTAATTCAATAAGTAAAATACTCCACGCTCATTGTTGCGGAGTTAACTTGGAATGACCATAAATTCTTAGATACTAAGTACCAAGAAAATGTCTTGGTTCCATTTTTGCCTGAATATGATACATTAAATGAGCTCGATGTACCTGATTGGTTAGAGACCATATATTGAGCAACTTTTTTGTCTGATGTTATCAAAAATTCTGGAGCTTTGCTTATTGTTATAGAATAATATAAACCATCTTCAAAAATAAACATTCCTCCGTTTGCAAATCTTGATCCATCCGCAAATTGAACCCTCATTTCGTTGGCAACCAAATTAGAATTTAAAGATGGAAACTGTGGCTTATTAGGTGGCACCCTAGAAGAACCGCTTTCTAAAATTGGCTTTGCTGGCTGCAGATCAGAGTTCGATTTAACTGCAAAATATTTCAAGGCGTCGTAGCCCAAAACTTCTGAATTTGCATAATCTACATTTCCCGGGGCTGTTGTAATATCTATATCGAATGAAAGATTTATTTCTGCGGCATTCCAATATTCATTAACCCTCTCGTCAAGGTCTGTGAGTTTTGAGCAATTGATAGGGGAATCAACAGGCTCTAAAAACACGGGGAATCCTCTATCCGGAGGCAGGAATGAAAACGATTCTGCTGTGTGTGGCATATATGTAGTTACACTTTAATGTTGACGTTTATATTTTTTTTATGTTATCATGTTTTATTCGCAAGTATGATACCTTTATTTAAATCTCACTTTTCAATAGGCAGGAGCATTTTAACTTTATCCCCTCCAGCTGAAGATTCACTTTCTGCGGATAGTATTTTTGATATTTGTGTAGAAAATAAATTGGACAAAGTTGTTTTGGTCGAAGATTCCCTAACGGGCTTCCTTGAAGCCCTAAAGAATAGTTCGCTGCTAGGCATCCAGCTTATTTTCGGTTTGCGCCTTTCAATATGCGACGATATGTTTAATGAAAAATCAAACAATGAGCATAAGGTGATAATTTTTTGCAAAAACCCGGAGGGTTATAAGAATTTAACCAAGATATATAGCAAGGCTTTCGCGGAGGGGTTTGGGAAAATAGACTTTAAAAACTTGAAAATACTTTGGGAAGAAGACAGTTTACTTTTGTTCGTCCCTTTTTATGATTCATTTATTTTTAAAAACAATTTGACATTTTCTAATTGTGTTCCCAATTTCTCTTTTTTAAATCCTACTTTTTTTATAGAGGATAATGATCTCCCTTTCGACTCCTTAATAGAGAAGAAAATTATTGACTTCTGTAAGGCTAACAACTATAATACAGAGACAGCGAAGAGCATTTACTATAGGAATAAAACAGATTTCGAAGCATTTCAAACTTACAAATGTATATGCAGTCGGAAATTTGGCCGGAGTATTAGCTTAAGTAAACCTAATTTAGAGCACTGCGGAAGCAGGGCTTTTTCTTTCCAAAGTTTTTTAGAAAAACAAAATGAAATTGCTTAAATATTCAGACGTATGTTTAGTTCCGAAGTTTTCGGACTGTGAAAGCAGATCCAATTGTGACACTTCAGTCTCATTGGGGGGTAGGACTTTTAAGTGTCCTATTATTCCCGCCAATATGAAGTCTGTAATTAATGAAGATTTATGTTATAAATTATCCCAAAATGGTTACTTTTACGTAATGCACCGCTTTGGGATTGACCTTAGGAAATTTATAGAGAATGCAGAGAGAAACCAATGGAAATATGTGTCAATAAGTATAGGCGTTCAGCCCAAAGATTTTGATTTTATTAGAGATGCTGCTTCTTCTAGGCTAAGCATAGACTATATTACAATAGATATTGCACATGGCCATAGTTCTTCCATGAAGGAAATGATAGAATTCATAAAGGAAAAACTTCCTGAATCATTTCTTATTGCCGGTAATGTAGCAACTCAAGAAGGCGTTAGGGATTTATATTCTTGGGGTGCAGATGCAATCAAAGTAGGCATAGGTCAGGGTAGCCCTTGCACAACAAAAGACAAGACGGGATTTACCATTCCTATGTTTAGTTGCGTCAAGAACTGCGCTCATTCAGCTATGACATCTTCGGGTGATTTCATATCTATTGCTACTGGAAATATAAAAAATGACTTTGATTTGCCTTCAAGAGTTCCCATTATAGCAGATGGTGGAGTCTCTTGCAATGGAGATATAGCCAAGGCATTAGTTGCTGGTGCTGACATGGTGATGTCGGGTAGTCTTTTTGCGCAGTGTCTCGATAGCCCAGCGGAAACTATTATTATCGAAGGTTGTCCGCATAAAGCTTATTTCGGTTCCGCTTCGGTACACAACAAAGGGGATAGTTCACATATAGAAGGGGTAATGAAAAACATACCAGTTTCAAGTATGACATTTCTTTCTAAAATAAATGAAATAGAAGAAGACTTGAGGTCTTCCATAAGTTATGCCGGAGGGAAATCACTTGATTACCTAAAGGATGTTTCTTACGAGATTTGTTGAGTATTGAAAGAAAACCTTCTTAGATTCCGAAATCGCCAAAAGTACTTGGTGTTTGATTATGAGACTTGTGGCTTAAACCTAGGGTCACTATCTAATAAGCCTTGGCAACTTGCGTTCCTTTTGTGCGAGGGTAAAAAGATTTTATCTCGCCATAACTATTGGTTGCATTGGGACGATATTGAGGTATCTCCAGACGCAGCCAGAATAACAGGGTGGACTAAATCTAAATATAAAAAACTTGCGGTTGCCCCAGAGAAACCTCTTGAACTTTTCGAGAAATATCTTTACGACGAAGAATATATGAGCGTGGGTCATAATCTATTAGGATTTGATGTTTACATCCATAATATTAACCGTCATTTATTAAATAAAGATACTGATTTTTCTTATGTGAATCGCTTGGTTGATACAAATTGCATCGCCAAGGGCATAAAAATGGGAATTAATTTAGATAAAGATGATGACTTATTGTCATGGCAATACAGAATGGTAGGCATTAGACAAAGAGGGGTAAAGACTAATTTAAAACAACTATGCGTGGATTATGATATAGATTTTGACCCCTCAAAACTCCACGATGCCTTATACGATATAGAGAAAAACTTTGAGGTTTTCCAGAAATTAATCTGGGCATTTGAAGTATGATTAAGATATGCTTTAGTGATGATGACTTACGCGAGGCAAGAGATCTTGCTAGAGAAAGGCATGATGCAAAAGATATTTCTTTTAGGAATTCCTATCGGTTGGGAAATCACGAATCTGAGTATGCTGCTCATACAATAGGTATTCTTGGGGAACTTGCATGGGCTAAATACAGCAATCAAGAAATAGATAAAAACATATATCCAGTCAGAGACCCAGGGGAGGATTTCCCCAATGTAGAAGTAAAAGCGATTACTTATATCGGTAAGGGCGAGCCGGAACTAAAGATTAAAAAAACAGAATATGAAGCTAGAGATCCGTCCCTTTATGTATTGGTTAGGATAAATAAAGAGCAATTGCGCCTTAATAATACCGTTGAGATCCTTGGGACGATTTCAAAAAAATCATTCGATCAATTTAAAATAGAAAAACAATATGGAAAAGGGATGCCGATCAACTATATAGTCCCTCTTTCTGTTATGGGGAAACCTATTGATGACAAAAAACTCTTTTTATAATAACTTTTCTTCTTATGAAGGATGCTCCCCACCGGGAGTTAGATTGCCTAAGATCGTCATAGAGCAGAGGCATTACAAAAGACTTGGTATTTCCAATGAAGTTTCTAATTTGGACTTCCTTAAGGCTCTATGCGTATCTGGAGAAAATAAATATGAAATCAACGAGAAGCACAACAAGCAGGAGTATACTGACAGGCTCGACATGGAGTTATCAATTCTTTCCGATCTGGGTTTTATTGATTATATTCTTCTTAATTGGGATGTTCTTAATTTCTGCAGGGAGGAAGGCATTCCTGCTGGCCCGGGGAGGGGTTCGGCGGCTGGGTCGCTTGTTTTGTTCCTGATAGGAGTAACACAGGTAGATCCAATAAAATACGAGTTATTTTTCGAGAGGTTTGTATCTAAAAGCCGGGCAAAAACAGTAGAAAAAGATGGGATTTCTTATTTAGATGGTAGCCTCTTGGCTGATGTCGACAATGATATTGCTTATGAACATCGGTATAAGGTTATCGAATATATTGAGTCTAAATATCCGGGCAGAACCTCAAAGATATTAACCCTTACGACTCTTAGTGGTAAATTATGCGCAAAAGAGTGCGGTAAACTCGTAGGGGGGATGAGCGAACAAGAAGTAAATGAAATAAGCGACAGTATCCCAAAGAAATTTGGGTTAGTAGTTCCCTTGCCAGAGGCTTATGAAGAAAGTGAAAAATTTAGATCGTGGGCTGATTCTAATGAAAAAGTTTACAAAATAGCCTTAAAACTTCAGGGGTTAAATAAAAATGTGGGAGTGCATCCCTCTGGAATAGCCATATCCTTCGAAAAACTTTCAGATATTTGCCCGGTCCAAAAGACATCAGAAGGGGCTTTAGTCACTGGCTATGACATGAATTGGGTCGCAGAGCTAATGGTTAAGTTCGATATTCTAGGGCTGAGAACCTTAAGCGTCATTTATAATACATGCAAGTATGTAGGAATGGATATTTATGATGTTGATTTATCAAAGGATTCTCTTTATAAACCATTGCAAAATTTAAAAAGTCGTCATGGAATTTTCCAGATTGAAGCGGATACAGATTTTAGAGTGTGCAAAAAGATTAAACCCAGAAATCTAGACCAGTTAAGTGCTGTGGTTGCTATAGCGAGGCCAGGGGCTATAGAATTCATGGATTACTATGAAAGATATGTATCTTCAGGAGCTTTCCAAAGTGTTCATAGTTTTTTCGATGATGTCCTTAGCTATACAGGAGGCATACCTTTGTATCAAGAGCAATTGATGAAGATGGCCGTAAAGGTTGGCTTTACTCTGGATGAAGCAGAGCAATTGAGGAGAATCGTTGGGAAAAAGAAAGTGGCTCAGATGCCAGAGTGGAAAGAAAAAATAGAGAACAAAATAAAAGATTTGGGGCTAGATGAAAATATTGGTTCTATTTTATGGAAGGTTGCCGAAGATAGTGCTAATTATTCTTTTAATAAATCTCATTCGATTTGCTACTCCATTCTCGCGGCATGGACTACTTACCTAAAGTTCAATCATCCAAAAGAGTTCTTTTTGTCTCTTCTGGAAATGACTCAGTTTGAACCTTCTCCTCAAGAGGAAATCAATAAGATTAGCCAAGAGCTTTCCTTTTTTGATATAACCCTCTTGCCTCCTGACTTGATCCAATCAGAAATGGGCTTTTCTCTTGACAATAAAAACATAAGGTTTGGCCTTAACAGCGTCAAGGGGATTAGCGAGAAGTCATTAAACGCCCTCCGTTCATTTAGAAATTCTGAGAACACAAATAAATATGAAATTTTCATTTCTGCCAAACAAGCAGGGCTTAACATAGGAATCCTTTCTTCCCTAATACAGGCTGGAGCATTATCTGATTTTAAATCAAAAAGATCTAGACTGGTTCTAGAGGCTCAATCTTTCAATATATTAACAGACAGAGAGAAAAGAAACTTTATAGAACTCGGAGAAAGATTTGAGTATGATTGCTTAAATACTATCAATGGATGTATAAAAGAATCATTAATTGCTGATGACGGGAGAGTAATCTTCTCAGAGGGCAGGCTTGAAACATTTAAAAAGAAATATTACCCTTATAAAGAAATTTATGACAGGAATAAAAGTTATGAAAAATTTGCTAATTGGTATTTCGAAAGAAAGCTTTTAGGATTTAGTCATAGCACCGAGCTAAAAGATTCGTTTGGTGAAAATGAAAGCCTAAATAATTCTATTCATTTTTTCGGTTTAGAGTTAAAAGAAAGGGGAAAATTCATTGGAGTCATAGAGGACTGCATCAAGAGGAAAAGCAAAAAAGATATACCCTATATCAAGATGACCATATCGGATGAGTATGGTACTTATGATGCAATGATGATGGATAACAGAGAAAAAGCTTTATCTAAATATACAAATAATGGGGGGAAGATCCCTAAAAAGGATAATATAGTGATCATTACTGGGCAAAAAGGAGATGATATTTTGTTCTTGGATAAGCTTTCTATTGTGGACGAAAAAATCTATATGAAATTATCAGATATAAAATAGTGTAATTATTTATGATGTCAACAAAGCCAAATTTCACTCCTAGAGCTAAGGAGGTCATTAAGTTAGCAAAACAGAAGGCTATTCAACTACAATCTTCGGATGTAAGTCTAGATCATTTACTTATATCTGTTTTGGATACAGATCAAACTGCTATATTAGAAATATTTTCAAGAATCAATATAGATATAAATGATTTTAAAGAGTTTGTTTTAGATCATATCATATTAGACCCTAGCTATGATGACTCTGAGCTTCAGGTTCAGACGGCAAAGTACTCCAAGGATTTTCAATTAATATTAAATAAGTCAAATGATTTCGCCAATGAGTTGAATCATGGCTATGTAGGGCTAGAGCATATTTTCTTTATAATGCTGGTTGATAAGAGTTCTCCTCTTCGCAAATACTTCGATGAATTAGGTGTGGATTGCGACAATGTTTCTGAGTTTTTAAAAATGTTTTTAATAGGAGGTGATTATTCTCACCTATTGCCATCAACATCCGCGCCTATAGATGAGCCTACTCAGGAAGAATCCTTTAATCCGGGCCAAAGCAGACCCAAAAGGTCAGAGAAGGGTTCGGCTCTTCAGAAATTCGCGAAGAATTATAATGTTTTGGCTTCTGAAGGAAAATTTGATAAAGTTATTTGCAAGGAAGGGGAGCTTGAGAAGATTTCTGAAATTTTATGCAGAAGAAATAAGAATAATCCCATATTGATTGGCCTTCCCGGAACGGGCAAAACAAGCTTAGTAGAAGGCTTAGCAGAGAGAATAGTAAATAATAAAGCTTCTGATTTACTTTGTTCAAAAATTATCTACGAAGTAGATTTGGCCTCGATGATAGCAGGCACAAAATATAGAGGCCAATTTGAACAAAGGCTGAAACAGATAATAGAAGAGGCAAAGTCTTCCTCCAATGTGGTGTTATTTATAGATGAGATACACACTCTGATAGGGGCCGGGAGTGCCGAAGGGAGTATGGATGCAGCGAATATATTAAAGCCTGCTTTGGCCCGAGGTGATATTAGATGTATTGGGGCGACAACTCCGAAAGAATACTCCAGATCCATAATGAAAGATGGGGCTTTGGATCGAAGATTTCAGGAAGTTAATGTTGAGGAGCCTTCCGGTGTTGAGGCTGTAAAAATACTAGAAGGGGTAGCTCCTAAATATGAAGAGTTTCACCATGTGAAATACAGAAAAAATATATTTAAACTGGCTGTTGATTTGTCCATTAAGTACATGAACGACAAGTATTTGCCAGATAAGGCTATTGATATTTTAGATCAAGCTGGGGCTAGAGTAAAAATGAGAAACTTGGTAAAGCCTCCTGAAGCCTTGGTTATTGAAGATCAAATTGCAGTTTTGGTTCGAGAAGGCGAAAATGAAATAATTGATCCCCAAATAAAGAGAAAAAGAGAGGGTTTGCTAATTAAGTATGAGAAAATATTAAATGATTGGTCGGAAGATTTGCTCTCAAAATCTTTTTATGTGACGCAAAAAGATATTTATGATGTGGTTTCGTCTAAAACAGGAGTTCCTGTTAATA